TATTGAAATCGCAAAACGTTGCGATGCCTTTTACCGGGGTGAGCAGTGGGACGCAGCTGATGTTTCTACATTAGATGATCAGGGGCGTCCTGCGCTAACTATTAATACAATTTTACCTACTATAAATAGTGTCATCGGTGAACAGAGTAACCGAAGAGCCGACATACGGTTCAAGCCCCGCGGTTCAGGTATGCAAGAAACTGCAGACTTACTTACTCAAGTATTTTTACAAATAGCAGATAACAACAAATTAGATTGGGTAGAGTCCCAAGTTTTTACAGATGGCCTCGTTCAAGACAGGGGTTGGTTTGATGTACGTATAGATTTTTCCGATCATATTCAGGGTGAAGTACGAATCACTCAAAAAGATCCGTTGGATATTATTATTGATCCAGACGCAAAAGAATATGATCCGAAAAGTTGGAACGAAATCTTCGAAACTAAGTGGATGAGTATTGACCAAATCGAAGAACAATACGGTCAAGAAAAAGCTGACAGATTAAGAGTCATATCAGAAGTTGGATCTAGTTTAGGTTCTGACTCTATGGAGTATGAAGAAACTAGATATGGAGATACTTACACAGGGGAATATTCAAACGAGTATCCAACCGACCCGGAAGAAGCAAGAAGTGTTCGATCAATTAGAGTTATAGAAAGACAATATTACAAACTTAAAAATTGTAATTTCTACGTTGATCCTGTTACCGGTGATGAACGTCCTGTACCTCTTAATTGGTCAAAAAAGAAAGTGAAGAAGTTCGCAGATGATTTTGGCTTATATATAGTCGAAAAACGTACGCGAAAAGTTCGTTGGACGGTGACCGCGGATACAGTTGTATTACATGATGATTGGTCCCCGTATGATTCATTCACACTCGTCCCTTATTTCCCATATTGGAGAAGAGGTCGACCTTTTGGCATGGTAAGAAACTTACTTTCACCACAAGAACAACTAAACAAGATTTCATCTCAAGAACTACACATTGTAAATACAACTGCAAACAGCGGTTGGGTAGTTGAGTCAGGATCACTCAGTGGTATGACAGCAGATGACTTAGAAGAACACGGTGCGGAAACTGGGTTAGTACTCGAGTTTAATAGAGGATCTACTCCCCCTAGTAAGATTCCTCCGAACCAGATTCCCACCGGCCTAGATCGTATCAGCCAAAAAGCTGCAGCGAACATAAAAGCAATCAGTGGTATCTCTGATGCTATGTTGGGGACAGACAGCCCAGAAGTTTCTGGTATTGCAATTCAAGCAAAACAGAATCGTGGCGCGTTGATGATTCAAGTGCCTTTAGATAACTTAACTAAAACAAGACACTATCTTGCTGAAAAGATTTTAAACTTAGTACAAAAGTTTTACACAGAACTGCGTTTGATACAGATCGTAGATGATACGGACCCATTTAAACAAAGTGTACCTTTAAAAGTAAATGAAATGACACCTGAAGGTAGAATCATTAATGATTTAACTGTGGGTGAGTATGACGTTATTGTTGATACTGCTCCATCACGAGCAAACTTTGAAGAACTACAATTTGCAGAAGCAATTGAGTTAAGAAAAGTAGGGGTACCAATCCCTGATGACCTTATTGTTGAATACTCACACTTAAGTAGAAAAGCTGAAGTTGCAAAACGTATTAGAACTATGCAGGGTATGGAACCTCCAACCCCAGAACAACAACAAATACAAAACTTTAAAGCACAAGCAGAGATACAATCAATACAACTTGAAGTGGCTAAGATGGAAGCTGAAGTACAGAGATTACAATCTGAAACACAACTCAATCAAGCAAAAGCACAAGAGTCAGCACAAGACCCACAAGTTAGGGTTGCAGAATTACAAGCGAAACTACAAATGAAGCAAGAAGAACTTGCTTTAAGAGAAAGGTTATCAAGTATGACCAATGAAGTTCGCAAACAACAATCAGAAACTACTGCTGCATCGAAGATAGCAACAGAAGCTATGAGAAAAGCTAGTCGTAACAATACCATAGGAGGTGAATAATGGCTAAAAGCAAGAAAGAAGAAAGTAATGATATAGTAATGGAAGCTATGCCTGGTGGCGAGCCCTTAAAAGAAGAGGATACTAAATTTGAAGTAGACCTTAATTTTGATACACCTGAGGAGGAACCTGAAGATGAAGAAGTCACGGAAGAGACTGACACCCCTGCAACAGAAGAGACTGTTGAGGAAGAGAGCCAACCAGAAGAAGAAACAGAAACAACTTCAGAACCAGAAAATTCTAGCGAAGAAGGCGTGGATGAAAACAGCGAAGGAGATGCACAACCAGATCTTCAGCCAGTTGAAAACAGCGATCAAGTCGTTTCCGAACAAGTAGAAGAGCCGAAAGCTCCTATGGTGCCTAAGTCTAGGCTTGATGAAGTGCTTGCAAAACAAAAAGCACTGCAAAAACAGTTAGATGATTTTACAAAAGCACAAGAAGAAGCTAAACAACAGGTTCCTGACTATGATTTTACTGCTAAAGAAGTAGAATATCAGCAATTAGTGCTTGATGGCGAGACTGATAAGGCTACTGAACTAAGAAATGAGATCAGAGAGGCCGAAAAAGCCCAATTTATGGCTGAAGTTGAGCAAAAAATGGGTAGTACGGTCCAACAAGACAAAGAAATGACTGCTTTACAAGCAAAAGCAGCTGAAATAGAGACTAAGTACCCTTTCTTAAGCGAAAATAGTGCTGATTTTGATGCTGGTTTACAAGAAGAAGTGATTTCTTTACGAGATGCATTCATATCACAGGGATATTCACCTGCAGATGCACTTGATAAAGCAGCTACTTACACAGTTACAGTACAAAAACCTCAAGCAGTAGCTTCCGAGGCCCCTGCAAAACCTTCTTTAGATACAAAACAAGTACAAGAGAAGAAAAACGTAGCTAATATTAATAAAAAGCTACAAGCTGCAGATTCTCAACCCCCAGAAATGAAGGGAGAAGGTGCTAGAGGTAACAAAAAGATAGATTTACATACGTTATCCGACGACGAGTTTGGCGCATTACCAGAGGAAACTTTGCGAAGAATGCGTGGTGACTTTGGTACATAGTTGGTATAACATATAAGAGTTCGTCCGCTAATACGATATTTAGCGCAGGTCGTTCTGCTAAAACAACGTTTTCGCCTGTCATGGCGTAAATCTGACTGGGGTCGTGCCCTAAACACGAAAGCGTTTCCCAACGATAAAGGGTATACGGGTAAATAGTCGGCCCAGAAAAGCGACTGGTTAGTTTAATTTTTAACTTTTTGGAGGACGCCACAATGGCTAACACAAACTTTTCATCACTGACCAGTGAACAGCTTACTATCTGGTCGCGTGATTTTTGGCGTGTTGCTAGGAACATGTCCTTCATTAACCAATTCGCGGGTAGCGGACCTAACGCTATGGTTCAGAGAATATCTGAGCTTACCCAATCAGAAAAGGGAGCAAGAGCTGTTTTAACACTTCTTGCCGACATGACTGGTGACGGTATTGTTGGGGACAACACTCTCGAAGGTAATGAAGAGACTTTAAGAGCCTACGACATCGTTATACAACTTGATCAATTGAGATTTGCTAATAGACTATCTGGTAGATTAGCTGATCAAAAATCAGTTGTAAATTTCCGTGAGCACTCAAGAGACGCTCTTGCGTATGCAATGGCTGATCGTATTGACCAATTAGCGTTTTTAACGCTTTCTGGTATTAACTACACACTAAAAAATAGTGGTGCTTTAAGATCTGTTCTTACTTCAGGACAGAACCTTGGAGACCTCGCTTTTGGTAGTGATGTAACCGCACCAACTTCTAACAGACATAGAAGATGGGATGCAACTAATAAGCTTGTAGCTGGAGATATAACTGCTGTTGCATCTACAGATACAATCACTTATGAATGTATCGTTGCTCTAAAAGCTTACGCTAAAGATAACTACATCAGAGGCGTTAGAGGAGCAGGCGGAGAAGAGGTATACCACTTGTTTGTATCACCTCAAGTAATGGCTGACCTTAAACTTGATTCAGATTTCTTGGCTAACGTCAGAAATGCTGGAGTAAGAGGACCAAGCTCAAGCTTGTTCTCTGGCTCTTCAAGCTTAATGGTTGACGGAGTAATGGTTCATGAGTTTAGACACGTGTTTAACACTACTAACGCAACTTCTGGATCATCTTCAAATGCCGGTTCTGCTGGATATAAGTGGGGCGCTAACGCTGACGTTAACGGTTCTGCTTGCTTATTCTGTGGAGCACAAGCCCTTGCTATGGCTGATATCGGACTTCCTGAAATTGTTGAAGACACCTTCGACTACGGGAACCAAAATGGTATCTCTATTGGTAAGATCTTCGGTCTTAAGAAACCTAAGTACAACAGCGACTACAATGGTGGCGTTGAAGACTTCGGTGTCATTAGATTGGATGTTGCATACTAAGTATGTATCCTTGGGTGGTTCAATATCGAACCACCCAACTTTTTTATAGGAGTAAAAAATGTTTATAGTTTCAGATGAGGATAAATATATCTCAACAACTTGGGGCGCTGGTATTAGACTACAAGCTGGTGTACCAAAAGAAGTAGGTGAAGACCTTGGTTTGGTTTGTTTACAAGAAGGTTGTAGACGCGTAGAAACCATCAAAGAAAAAAGACCAAGCGAACCTATTAATAAAATAGAGGTTGAAGTCAAGGAAGAAGTAAAACCTACAACTAAAAAAGTAGTCAAGAAAAAGACAACAACTAAGAAAAGTAAATAATGGGAACACTTACGGGCGCAAACTTATTAAGCAGAGTTGAAGATATCCTTCAAGATGCGTCGAACGTCCGTTGGTCTGAGGCAGAGCTGCTTAGATACATTAATGATGGTCAAAGAGAAGTAGTAAATCTTAGACCTGAAGCTTCTGCTACTACTTTTGTTTCAACTTTAGCTACAGGAACTTTACAATCAATTCCCACTGCTGGTTTTAAATTACTAAAAGTGGTTAGAAATATGTCGGCTGCTTCTGGTGGAACCGGTAAGCGGGTTGTAAGACTTGTTGATTTTGATTCATTAAACACACAAGAACCTGATTGGCATGATCCTGATGTAACAGGAAGTGCTGCACATGGTTCTGTAGTTAAGAATTATGCATTCGATCCCGATGATCCAAGAAACTATTATGTTTATCCTGGAATAAAATCTGGATCTAATGCATACATTGAGATTGTTTATTCAAAGAGTCCAACTGATTTATCTTCTACTAGCAGTACAATCGCTATCGATGATATCTTTGGTAACGCTTTGATTGATTACACTCTTTTTAGATCCTTTCAAAAAGATTCTGAATACGCTGCAAATGCACAAAGAGCAGGTACTCATTATCAGTTATTTATCGCAAGTTTATCTCAAGGCGGGCAAGCAAAAGCATTAGCTAACCCTAACTTTGATTATAAAGGTACAACTACAATAGGAGGCGCAAGCGGTCAGGTTCCACCACCTACTGCGTAATATCATGGCTAGTTTTAGTTCCTTAGTAAAAGAAATATTACCTTACGTACCAACTTGTCCGGATAGTTTGGTGGAATCACACTTACGTTCATCTACCATTGAACTTTGTGAAAAAAGTAGAGCTTATGTATATGACTTAGACCCTTTAGCATCCATAAGTGGTGTTTATGAGTATGAGTTTGATCAACCTACAGGAACTGATGTACATGCTATTCTATGGGCTACTTATGATGGCGAAGATTTAGATCCAATAAGTCCAAGAAGTTTAGAATTAAATTATCCTGATTGGAGAAACAAATCTAGTATTCCTCAGGTGTACTTACAAAAAAATGCAGATACCTTTTGGTTGGTTCCTGTACCAAACGCTACAAAAACTAATGCAATACAGTTAAGTGTTGCACTCAAACCATCTAGAACTTCAAACAACATTAGTACAGATTTTTCTAACTCTTACAGAGATGGGATTATTTACGGAGCTTTGTATAGACTTCTTAGAATACCCAACAGAGAGTGGAGTGATCCAAACGCTGCTAGAGATTATTTAAGTTTATTTAATGAAGAAGTAAGACAAGCAGAACTAAAAGCTAGAGGTGGTGACCTCGGTGTAAGGCGTTTGGTTAAATATAAAGGTGTAGGTCTTACTCCAAGAAAACGATACAAGCGTTATGGTAGAGAGATTGACTATTGATGGTGCCTCTTTTGAAACCGTCCCTTTAGATGAGTTAAAAGATAACTTCTCTTTAATCGAAAACGACCTATTTTATTTAAAACAAAAAGCGTTTACTGACTGGACAATCGCAGATATCTATTGTTCACTAAAAGATGACGAATCCACTTTACATATTATTTATAACGAAGATACGTACGTTGGGTTCATTATTACACAACTTGCTGAACATGAATTTACAAAAGAAAGAACACTTCATGTATGGGCAAGTTACACAAAATCAGAGTATAATTATAAGAAAGCAGGGTTCGAGTTCCTTGATTCCCTAGCAGAAACTAAAGAAGCAAGTTTTATAGAATTTGTTTCGAGTAGAGTGGGCTGGTCAAAAGTAGCTCCGCTCTACGGGTTTGACCTTGTAAGCTATGTTTACAAAAAAGAGGTTTAATATATGGCGGGCAAATTAAGAAGAAAAGTAAAAGCAAGCAAAATCATCAAAGAGACTGATGCAGAAAAGCGAGCTAAAGACCGTGCACAAGACGATCTACAGTTTGCTGAATCCTTACGTGGAGATGCAGATGCTTTTGTAGATTACCTTATGGGAGTCGACAAAGAGGGTGAGATTGGGGGAGTCATGCGCGCTGATTTAGAATTAGAAAGAACTAAACAGGGTTTGTATGGTTCTAAAGCAGCACAGAATATAGGTATTGAAGCTGTGCTCGCTTCTGATGCTACTGCAGAATTGACTGGAGTAAAAAATGCTACCAGCGAAGCTGAGTTAAATAATTTAATTCAGGGTTTAGGGGTGCTTACTAAATCAAAAGATATTAATACAAACTTAGATTTAGGTGCGGCTAAGAGAGCAAGCAGCGTAGACATGACAAAGTTTGTTGCTGATGAGTCTATGGGTAGAGCAAAACGTGGGGCTGTTTTTAGTACTGTTGGGGGAGTTGTAGATGGAGCGTCAAGACAAATAAAAACAAACTTGGCTACCACGGGGCAACCTTTTCAACGTGGGCCTTTCATTGATCCTGATGATGGATCTATGTATACCATAGGAGCTTTTGGTAAGAAAAATCCATTTGAGGAGGGATCAAATATGATCTCTTTAAACACTCCGGGGGGCATGAATTTGTACAATACTTTTAGAGCCCCTACTTCAGCTGAAGAAGCTGGTGGCACACAATCAAATTTAACCGCTGGAATTATTTAATAACCATGGCATTTGCAGACGAACTTCTAGAACAACAATCCGCAGGCGAAGCCTATTTACGGGATACTGTACCTTTTAGAAATCTTGTACAAAATTTACAACAAGAGGTAGATACAGTTGATGAGTCTACACAAGCGGCACAAGAAGCTAACGAAAGGGCTAAACGAAGAACTGCTAGACAACAGTCTAGGTATGGTATTGGTTTAACTCCTGTAGAAAGACAAGAACAAGCTAAACTAGCACAGATAGGGGGCTCAGCAAATGTAGCAGGAGCAGCAAACTTTGCTAGACGTCGAGATGAAGCAGCAAACTTTAGTAGGCTTTCAGCTTTAAGTGAAATCTTTACTAATGAAAGAGCTTCTGCCCTTAATGCATTAAGTACTATTGGTAACATCGCTACTCAAAGAAAAAATGCGTATACAAATGAGCGTGCAAAAAGTGCAAACCAAGCTTATGGTTTCCTTGGTAGCGTTGGTAATAAAATTGGAAGCGCCCTTGGGAGTTTAATCTAATGGTTGATATTGTAAACCGCTTAGGTAATATTTTTAATCCTGGTACTTTAGCTAATTCATCTACTGGTAAATTAATACAACAAGATGTACAAAGAAGAAGATCCGGTCAGAGCAACATGGTCACAGATACCGAGAATGAACTAAAAAGTGCTGTACAGGATATTGATTCACAAGTAGCTTCAGGTAATTTTGATCCAGGTTTGACTGGATTTAGTAGCGCAGAAGAGTATAAAACTTGGCGAGAAGGCTTTGATGTAAATGATGTTAATGCTTCAGATTTCCTAAAGGTTTATGGTAAAGAACAAGGTATTACAAGATGGAACCGTATGGGTTTTGGACAGAGTCTATTTGGTTTAGATACACAGTTTGATCCATTTGAATCTCAAATAGATTTTGATGAGGAAGTCTTTGGGCCTATGCTTAGAAAAGCTGATACAGGTCGACAATCTTTTGTTACTGTAGGATTAGACTTTGGTCAAGCTGACACAAGTGCAGGTGGAGCTTATGGTAGAACAACAAAAACAACTCCTGATACTCCTGATCTTGATATGGCGGGAGCAGGGTTTGATGCCGTTGATGAAATTTATAAAAGCTATAAATTAAGATTAGATCCAAACAAAGAGTTTACTAAAGGGAGCTATGGGCAGTTTGCAGACAACCTAGCAAAGAGTCAAAACTGGTTTTCTCCTAGGATGGCAGAAGAAATTGGAGAACTTTTATCAGGTGATACTCTTTTAAATCCTGTTATTGAAGAAACCACTACACCGGGAGCAACCCCTCCTGCAAACATGCAAAGAAGCGACGGTACTCAAAAATCTAACAGAGGTTTCTTAGGTGGCATTAGAAATAATGTAACTGGTGGCACCATGACCGAACTATCTATTGGTGTAGAAATCGATGGGCAGGAAACACAAATACCTGCACTAGTACCTACTCTAACTGAAGAAGAAATTGGAATTCTACAGAATAATGACTTTGAGGGAAGAGCAAGTGAGATACCTGAGTCAATAAAAGAAAAAGCTAAAAAACATGCTGAAGGTAGAATCGCTGCAGGTAAAAGTCCATTTTATGGTGCAGGACCTGATAACATCGTAACCATCACAGATGAA